CATTCGAAATTATAAAGAACCTCGCAAGAAAAACAGATGTAATTGAAACAGAGGCATTCGAATCGACTCCCTCCAACGAACAATGGGGATCCAAAGGTTATACAGTAACTACAAAAGAATTAGCATTCGATAAAATAATAAAACTTAAATCAAGAAAAAATGAAAAATCAAACTAAAGAAACTCAAGTATCATCAATAGTAAATGTATTTGAAGTTCACACATTGCAACTAGCACAAGAAGACGGATTACTATTCGTAGGGACAAGTTCACTACTAGATGACGAACCGGATGAGGATTTATTAATAACCCTTACCTTCAATCAAGTAAAAGAAATGTATTACTATCTACAATCAGAAATGTATAAAAATAAACTAAACCAAGTAAGATTATAATATGGAAAGAAGATGGGTAGAAGCTAGAAATCATCCGAACTACGAAGTGTCTGATAAAGGGGATATTCGTAGAGGACTTAACGGTAAATTATTATTACAACAGAATTGTGATAAAGATTATAAATTAGTAACCATTTTTACTAATGGGAAAAAATATACAAAGAGGATTGCTAAATTAATATGGGAGAGTTTCAATGGATGTGAGTGTAAAGAAACGATAGACCACAAAGATAGAAATAAGTCAAATAACCAATTAGAAAACCTCGCATGTATCTCGCTCTCGGAGAATTGTAAAAATCGACATATTTATACTAATAAGAACAAGTATAACCTCGACGACGATAAGAAGAGAATTATCATTAACAAAATCGCATCAGGGGAATGGAAATCCTATACAGTATGGAAGGAATATAAAATTCCAACAAACTATATTGATAGTGTGGTTAAGAGAGGAACTTGGAATCACTTAATAGATGAACCAACAGCAGTATAAAAAATATTACAAGGCGGCAATTAAAATAACCTCCAACGATACGGACGCTAAAGATCTAATGCACGATGTCCTTATTATGTTGGCAAAGAATGAGAAATATAATAACTTGTCCGATGGGGACAAGTTATTTTTCTTTATAAGAGCAATAAAGAATCAATACCGATCCAACTCATCACACTACACAAGGACTTATAAAAAATACCAGTTCGAAGAATTGAAATCTGATTTTAATGTCCAAGACAGTATTTATGAAGAGCAACCTTCGTTGGATTGGATAAGAGAAACGATGGATCACGAAATAGAAGTAAATCCTGACTTTTGGTATGAGAGAGGTATATTTGAACTTTGGTTAAGTCATAAGGGGTTCATAGAAAGAGTCCACAAACAAACTAGGATCCCGAGATACTCAATTAAAGAAACAATAGAGAAAACTAAATTGTGGATAAATAAAAAATGGGAGGAATATAAAGATGGCACAGATCAAATTGGATAAGGAGGATGTAAAACTAATAAAAGAATTACTATCCTTAAATAAACTATACGATAGAGAAATAGCGCAGATGTTTGGTGTATCAAGAAAACATATCAACGCAATAAAACTAAAACAAAGATGGAACTACAATTATGGAGAAGAAACCGAAAAGAGTAACAAAGAAGCAATCGTTACAGAATTCGAAAAACGAAGAGCTGGTATTTACGGATTCGACAAAGGAACCGTGTGACACTTGTAAAGAACCAAAGGTGGTGTCACAAATCTTGCCGAAATATTCCAAAGAGGAAATGGATAAGGCAATGGGAATGGTGGACAAAATTAGAATAACCCCACAGGAAATGCAGTGGTTAATTGGTCTTAACAATAGAGTCCTCAACGACAACAAACAATATGGGTGTGGTAAATGTCATGTCCAAGTCCTCAAAAACCTAAAGAACGCATATAATAGATTATACTCATAAACTACAGACAAACTACAGATTATGCCAAATCCAAATATACAAAATCAAGGTAAGAAATTCGTTAAGGGAGATCCACGAATTAACCGTAAAGGCAGACCCCGTGTATTCATTTCAAAGATGAAAGAACAGGGGTATACATTAAGTGAGGTGCAAGACGCAATGCAAGTATTGATGTCAATGTCACCTAAAGAATTAAGTGACGTTAAAATAGATCCACAAGCAACAGTATTGGAAGTTTCAATAGCATCAGCAATAATAAAATCAATTCAGAAAGGTGACCTATTCTCTTTGGAAACATTATTAACAAGGGTGTATGGAAAACCAAAGGAGAAAATAGAACAAGAAATAAATGTGACTAATCACACAATAAAATTAAAATTTGGAAATGGCGAAGAGTAAAAAAAGGGGAGGAGAAAAAGAACACCGTAAAAGAGTTAAAGCTCGTAACGAAAAATTAAAGAAAGAACATTGGGAGTTCGAAGCACTGAAGAAAAAGATTTATGAAGAAGCAAAACAACGTCATGAAGAGGAACAGAATAAATCAATACAGTAAAGGTATAAGTTGGTTTGATGATTGTAGGATTCCATTTGTGGATGAGAATATTAACTTGAATAAAGTTCTAAAACAAACAGCAAAGGAAAATAATTTTGGTGGGTTTGATAATAAATCTTTTGATAAACTATGGTATAAACCTCAAGGTAGGTTCCCCGCTAATCTATTGGTATGTGATGATATGTTGAATGATGGGGTTATTAGTAATTCGAGTGGTGGAAAGGGTGAAGCAACTAAAAGTTCATTAGATAGAACAGATTTAGGTTATGGTTATAAAAAAATAGAGAACGCACCGGGTTTGGGTGGATACGGAGACAAAGGAACAAATAGTAGATACTACGATATAGATAAATGGTTTGATAAAATTATAAATTATGAATAACGAAACACAAATGTTCTGTGGGGATTCCGCGGAGGAACTATTAAAGATAAACGACAACTCGGTTGATATGTTATGTTCTGATCCACCTTACGGATATTCTTTTATGGGTAAAGGTTGGGATAAAGTATTACCTGATACTCAAATATGGAGAGAGTGTTTTAGAGTATTAAAGCCAGGTTCTTTCATAACCATTATGGCAGCACCAAGAACAGATGTATTATGGAGAATAAGTAGAGACCTTGAAGAAGCAGGATTTGATTTATCATTCAGTAATATCGAGTGGGTTTATCATTCAGGGTTTCCAAAGGCATCAGATGTTAGTAAGATGATAGATAAAAGAGGTGATGAAGAACTATCGAAGAAATACGAAGGTAGTAAGGCAGGGTTTCAACCAAAACCAGCAAGGGAAATAATCATCGTTGGAATGAAACCATTTGAGGAAGGTTCTTATATTGATAAGGTATTAAACTTTGAGGCATTACCTGATAATATCAAGATGACTTATCCACTTATACAAACCCCCAAACCAGCAAAGAAGGAGAAGGACTTTGGATTGAGTGGTGAAGAAAAAATTAAAGATAGAGGTAATGCCAGAACTTGTAAAACTTGTGGTAAGGGTATATTGAGAGGAGAAGGTCAAAGATGCGAATGTGGAGAAGATAGAGTTGAAGAATATGGTAAATCAAAAAATAACCACCCCACAGTTAAACCAATTAAATTGATGTCCTATCTTATTACCTTATTTACAAGACCTGGTGATTGGGTATTAGACCCTTTTGGTGGAAGTGGGACAACAGGATTGGCTTGTAAGTTATTAGACAGAAACCATATCTATATTGATTTTACACAGGAGTATTATGATATAGCTCAGGAGAGATTACAAGTATCAAAACAAGATCTAAAGAAACTATTAAAAGAAAAGATATCGAATGGGCAGCAAGAGTTATTCTAAAGGTATAAGTTGGTTTGATGATTGTAGAATACCTTATACCAAAACAGATAAGGAAACTATAAACTTTGATAGACCAAGAGTTAGAGAATTAAAAGAAGACAGAGATTGGATTTTGACCCAAGCACACGACTTTACAAATCCTGACTTTAAGGAGTATAATACAGATGGTAGATTCCCCGCTAATCTATTAGTAAGTGATGATATGTTGAATGATGGTAATATTATCCAATATAATAAGAACAGAACTGATAATGGAACTTATCTTGGGGGTCATAGAAAAGAATATGTTGGGACAGATGATAATGATGTTGTTAAACAAATCAAAGGTCAATTCTTCAACGACAAAGGAACAAATAGTAGATACTATAACATAGATAAATGGTTTGATAATATAATAAGTGAATAAAGAAATAACAGTTCAAGGGTTCACCCCACATCAAAAACAAAAAGAAGTAGTGGAACTTTGTTTGGATGAAACAACAAAGTATATTATCTGCTGCACGGGTCGTCAGTTCGGTAAAACATTCTTGGCGATGAATATTCTTTTGAAGTGGGCTCTTGAAGACAATGGGGCAAACCTTATGTTTGTCTCACCGGTATATTCACAAGCAAAAAAGGTCTTTTCTGAGTTGGTTACAGCGATTGCTGATACGGGACTATGTGTTTCGATGAATAAATCGGAACTTTTTATTACTTTTATTAACGGGTCAATAATCTATTTTAGATCAGGGGAAAGGGAAGATAGTTTGAGAGGTTATACTTTGGACTATCTTATTATGGATGAGGCTGCCTATCAGAAAGAAGCAGTATGGAAACAAGTATTAAGACCCACCGTATTAGTCAAAGGTAAAAAGGTATTATTCATTTCAACTCCAAAGGGAACCAATTGGTTCAGTGAGATTGCCAATATGGGTTATAGTGAAGATTACACTCAGTATAAAACATTCCACGCAACATCTTTTGACACCCCCTTCATTACAGAGGAAGAATTAAAGGAGGCCAAACTATCCTTACCTGATTCGATTTATAGACAGGAAATACTAGCAGAATTCATAGGAGATGGTGGAGAGGTATTTTCGAACTTAAATAAGAGTTGTGTCCTCACTTCTTACCCATCAAAAGATACGAGCGATAGATACTATGCAGGATTGGATATAGGTCGAGCAAATGACTACACCGTATTAACTATATTGAATACAAAAGGTGAGGTGGTTAGGATTTATAGGGAGAGACAAAATAGTTGGAATATCATCGTATCGGAAGTAGTAAAACATCTTAAGGAGTTCGGGGCAAGATGCACCATAGAGATCAACGGGATCGGTGACCCCATATTCGAACAGATAAAAAAACAATATTCCAATGTAGAACCTTTCTTTACATCCAACGAGTCGAAACAGAATATTATAGAGGAGTTAATATTAACCCTCAATGAAGAGAAAATTAAATTACCAACAAAAGAACTGAACGAAGACCTGTATAAAGAACTGTCAGTTTTTACCTATGAATATTCTCCAAGAACAAGAAAGGTAAAGTATGGAGCACCAAGTGCGTTCCATGATGATATGGTAATGTCATTAGCACTAGCCAACGATTCACTCAAGAAAAAAATAAACTATGGTAAGTATGTGATCAGGTAAGTTGTGAACAAAAATCAATAAAACGATATTTTATAGTATATGAAGGAAATAGAAATTACATATCAAGACAAGCAATATGTCATCGCTGAACCGAGTATAGAACTTTGGACTAAGTTAGGGGCGTTGAAAGATATTATGGACGAGAGTTCATTCCTTATAAAAATTATTTCTGAGTCAACAGGACTTACGGATCAAGAAATTAGAAAAGCAGATTGGTTTGACATTATGTCAGTTGGAACAGCCTTAGCAGAATATCTAATAGAACAGGATGGTAAGTTCGAAAATGAATTTGAATTCAAAGGACAAAAATATAGGTTCATAGATCTCCCTAATCTGACCTTTGGTGAGTTCATAGATATTGATACTATATTAGCCAGACCTGAAGTAGAGAGAAAGTCACAACTACATTTACTGATGGCGATGTTATACAGAGAAGTGGGGTCGGATAATAAATTAACTGAATATGATAGTTCAAAGGTTATGCTGAGAGCAGAACTCTTTAAACAACTCCCCATCCGTTATGTTCAAGGGGCATTAGGTTTTTTTTTTCATTTAGAAAAAATGTTACGAGAACCTTCTCTAAGATTTTCGGTGATGGTGAGATTACAGAGAGTGAAGATACGGGTAAAGAAAGTGATGAGGAAAGTTTCAGCAAGTATTGGTCGTGGTTTGGAGTCCTTGCGACAGTTGCGAACCAAGATATTACCAAGATCGGTGAAATAACAAAATACCCACTAAACTTCGTATTGAACTATTTAACTTATATGAAGGACTTAGGAGAAATAAAAGAAAAACAACTAAGAAGATCAAAAAACCAAACTAAAGCATTACTATGAGTCAATACCCATTAGGTAGTTATAACTTCAAAAAGATTATAACCCTCCTTCGTCAACTACAAACTTATCACGAACAATTACAGGGGTTCGGAGTTGGAGACATCAATCAGTTAATCTATTTTACTGAGGAGAGATTAAAGATAGACAACGAGGAACAAAACTTGCCTACATATTATCCCCTGATGTTTGTTATACCTCAACTAGCAACAACTGATGGGAGACAAACCGTTTATACATTCGATATATTGGTTATGGATATTCTCAATACCAAGAACTTTGATATTGAGGTGGATGTTTGGAGTGACACCTTGGACATCCTAAAAGATGTGGTGGCACAATTAAAATATTCTTTGGACTCTTGTTACTGCACATGGGATATAAATTACCCCGTTGACTTTACACCTTTCAGTGAGAAGTTCGACGACTATGTGTCGGGATGGACAGCCAAGATAAAATTAGTTATACCTGACGCAATCGATAGATGTATTGCTCCGTATGCTGAGTTCCCTCCTTGTGATAATAATTCAGACAACTAATGCAACAAATACCACTCGATACATATAATGAGGTAATGGAAGATCTATCCAAGAAGTTCGAGAAAGAACTCAAGGATGCTCTCTTACAACCTTACCCCTTCGCACCAGGATATTCCAAGGCGAGAAGTGCATTTGGTGTGAGTCCTAAAGTGGCATCAGGTAATTTGTTGAATTCAATTACGGCAACCTATAATCCTAATTCAGAGGAGATTACTTTGGAGATGATGGACTATTGGATTTATGTGAACGACGGAAGGAAGCCAGGAACCTATGCACCATTGGATGCAATAAAACAATGGATCAGAGAAAAAGG